TGATGATAAAACTATGCTTGGTGAAGTGGATTTTAATGGTTTTACATCAAAACCATTCAACATTGGTATTTATACCACATCATTATTGAAAAACCTTATTGGTATTTTAGATAACGATGTTAATCTTAATGTAGATACAATAGGTGATAAAGCAACTGTATTGAAATTAAATTCAGAAGAAACTGAAACTTCTTATCAATTGGCTGATTTAGGTGTAATACCTGCGGTGCCTGATTTGAAGCAGTTGCCAGAATTTGGTATCTCAATCGAAATGGCATCAACTATGATTGATAAATTTATCAAAGCAAAAGGTGCATTAAGTGATATCGATACATTCACTGTATTCACCGAAGGTGGTGATTTGAAAATGGCTATCGGTTATTCAACTATCTCTACAAATAGAGTAACATTCACTTGCCAAAAAGGATTCGATGGCGAAGTTAAACCAATCTCATTCTCTGCTAAGTATTTGAAGGAAATCTTAACGGCTAACAAAGAAGCAACTGCAGCTAAACTTAAAGTATCCGCTGATGGATTAGCGCACGTTGAATTTATTATCGATGAGTTCGTTTGTAAATATTATTTAGTAGAAATTCAAAATTAATAAAATGGCAAAGAAGGCAGAATTAGAACAATTAGAATTGTTTCCACAAGAGCAAGGTAGTGTAAATCTTCCTCAAAAAGAACAAATATTAGATGCGGAATGGTGTTTTCAGTTTTTTAATAATGAACCAATCGTATTTGCGTATTCTGATGAAGGAGAAACTGCAAGTGCATTAACATTGACAGTTCAGCCCGTGGAAGGCGATGGATTGACGTTCCAACAAAATGGGATGATGTTTAGAGTGTTTCCTCGCCACATTTCGGAAGAAACAAAATTAGAAAGAGCAAAACAAAAAGAAAATGACGTTTGATAATTTAATAGAAAATGTGACCCAATGGGCACACGATAAAGGTATTTTAGTTGCAGATAATGCACCAAAACAAATGTTAAAAGTGTTAGAAGAAGTGGGTGAAACCGCAGGTGCTTTACTAAAATCTAAAGATGAGGAAATAAAAGATGGTATTGGTGATTCATTTGTAACTCTGATTATTTTATCAAAGCAATTGGGTTTAGAGCCGGCTGAATGTTTAGAGGCAGCTTGGAACGAAATTAAAGATAGAAAAGGTAAAACCGAAAACGGAGTTTTCATAAAAAATTAATTATGAGTTTTTTCGCAAACGATATAAACAAAAGAGAGCATAGTTTGTGGGTGGAGAAATACCGCCCACAAACACTTGCTGATTATGTTGGCAATGAAACCATCAAAGAAACTATTCAGCAATATTTAGAGAATAACGATATTCCACATCTATTGTTGTATGGTAAAGCTGGAACAGGTAAAACTACATTAGCAAAGTTAATCGTAAACACAATCAAATGTGATTTTATGATTATCAATGCATCGGATGAGAACAATGTGGATACCGTTCGTAACAAAGTAAAGAACTTCGCATCATCGGTAGGGTTTGCAGGATTTAAGGTTGTGATTTTGGATGAGTTTGATTATATGACTCCAAACGCACAAGCAATCCTTCGTAACTTAATGGAAACATTCAGTAAACATTGCCGATTCATTTTGACGTGTAACTATATTGAGAAAATTATTGACCCAATACAAAGCCGTTGTCAATCATTTGCAATTACACCACCAACAAAAAAAGATGTAGCCGTACAGGTTGCTAAAATTTTGGATGCAGAAAAGATTAAATACGAACCAAAGAATATGGCTGATATTATCAACTCATATTACCCTGATATTCGTAGAATCTTAAATACCTGTCAATTACAATCCGCTAAAGGTGAATTAAAAGTAGACCATGCAATTATGGTGGAATCAAACTTCCAAACTAAATTGATTGATTTACTAAAATCATCCGATGATAAGCGTAATCTATTTATGAAAATCAGACAGGCGGTAGCAGATAACCGATTAAACGATTATTCGGAAATGTATTCGATGTTATATGATAAGGTAGATGATTACGCAAGTGGAAATACGGCAAATGTAATACTAACTATCGCAGATGGATTATCTAAAGATGCGTTAGTAGTAGATAAAGAAATAGTGTTTATGAGCACAATTATTCAAATTTTAAATATTATAAGATGATAGACCAATTCCAACAACCACAAATCGATTTAAAAGATACGCGTGATATTCCATGCGAATGTGGTAACTTACTTTTTATGTTAGGATATAGATTCCGTAAGGCATCTAAATTATTAACAGGTGGTGATAGAGATACTGTAATGCCATTTGAAGTACCATTATGTACTAATTGTGGTAAGCCAATGGATGAGTTTTTACCAGAAGAATTAAGAACTCCAAAAGAAGAAAAATAATGGCAGCTAAAAAGTTATTCGACCATCTTAATGCGATTACCGCAGAGCAAGACCCAAACTATTTCGATAAACTATCGGAAGAGGATAAGAAATCGTGGAGTAACTTTATGATTAATCGATTCCTTTCAATGAAGCCGGAATGGGTTGAGCTTGTTGCATCGTTGTTACCATTAACTCAAACCTTAGAACCAAAGGAGATGTATAAATTGTATATTAATGTTCTCCCAAAAGGAAAGCAGTATCTAAAATATACAAAAGGAAAATCCGATGAAAAATACGAAGAATTTTTAGTTGAGTTAATCAAAAAAGAATTTACAGTGCCAGAATCACAGGCACTAGAATACATTGATATTTTATACTCTACGAGAGAAGGTAGAGAGAACATAAAATACATTTGTGAAAAATACGGAATAGAGAAAAAACAAATTACGAAACTCAAATTAAAGATATAAATCTTTGGTTTTTTTAAATAAATTTCGTATATTTGTCATATGGCTAGAGTATCATTTTCACAATATAGTATGTGGAGCAGTTGCCCACAACAATATAAACTAAGTTACATAGATGGGTTATCGCAATCCACATCCAATATACATTCAGTATTTGGGTCAGCAATGCACGAAACATTGCAAGAGTATTTAAGTAAATGCCTTCGTATCTCCAAATCACAAGCTGATAAGGGAATGGATACGAAAGCATTTCTTAAAGAAAAGATGAGAGAGATGTATCTCAAAGAATCCAATGAAGGTAAAGACCCGATTTGCACCAAAGAAGAATTAGTAGAATTTTTAGAAGATGGAAATCTTATATTAGATTATTTTCAAAAATCTAAAAACTTTAATAATTTCTTTTCTCTAAAGTACGATGAGTTAGTTGCTATCGAACAACCAATCAATACTAAAATCAGAGAACACATTAATTTTTTAGGATTTATAGATTTGGTAGTTAGAAGTAAGTTTGATAACAAATATAGAATCATAGATTTCAAAACATCTACATCAGGTTGGAGTAAGTACCAAAAGAAAGACCCAACAAAAAACGCACAAATACTTCTTTACAAAAAGTTTTATTCAGAAATGCTAGGAGTTTCTATGGATATGATAGATGTTGAATTTATTATTCTAAAAAGAAAAGTTTCCGAAAATGCAGATTATGTGATTCCACGTATTAGTAGACACGTTCCGGCAAATGGTAAACCATCTATTAATAAAGCTTGGAATGAGTTTAATACCTTTGTTGATAATGTGTTTAATACCGATGGTACTTATAGAACCGATGTTCAATTCCCTAAGAAACCATCAAAGCTATGTGGCTGGTGTGAATTTTATGGAACACATTGTGATGGAAAATAATTTTTTGTATATATATGTATATACAAATATTATTAACTATGGCAGATTTAAAATTAACAACTGTTAAGGTTATAAAAAAGTTATATGATGAGGATTTTAAAATAACCACAATTCAAGGTGGATTAAACTTTCAAAGACTTGTTAATAGAACTTTAGACCTTTACACTAAAAACGAAGAATTTAGAAAACAATTAAACGAATACACTATATTACAAATTAGTGGTTCGCAATTTTAAGAGAACAAAATAAGTTATGGCAAAAAAGAAAATTCTATTACTATCCGATGACCTTCGTATGACTAGTGGTATAGCTAATGTTTCCAAACAATTAGTGTTGGGTACAGTAGATAAGTACGATTGGGTTCAACTAGGAGCAGCAATCAAACATCCAGATGCTGGAAAAATCTTAGATTTAAATGAAAGTGTTAGGGAACAAACGGGTGTAGCTGATGCTAATGTAAAAGTATATCCATTTGATGGTTATGGTAATGCCGATGTAATCAGACAATTATTAATGACAGAAAAGCCAGATGCTATTCTACACTTTACTGACCCGAGATATTGGATTTGGTTGTACGATATTGAGCATGAAATCCGTCAATCAGTTCCACTATTCTTTTATCACATTTGGGATGATTTGCCAGACCCAAAGTACAATAGAGATTATTACGAAAGTTGTGATTGGATTGGTTGTATCTCAAAGCAAACCTATGGTATCACTAAAAGAGTATATGGTTGGGATAAAGAAAAACATTGGAATACTGCTAAAGATTGGCAAGTGAGTTATGTACCACATGGTATTAATTCCGAATTGTATAAGCCAGTAGATGTTCCTACTGATTTTAAGAAAAGAATTTTTGGAGATAAAGAATATGAATTTATTCTATATTGGAATAATAGAAATATTCGTAGAAAACAACCTATGGATGCTATGTTGGCATTCGATGAGTTTAGAAAAAACTTATCAGAAGATAAATGGGATAAAGTTTGTATGTTAATGCATACCGAACCAGTACAAGAGCATGGTACTGATTTACCTACATTCATAGAACATTGTATGCCGGATTCAAAGGTTATATTTGTTCCAGATAAATTTACCGAAGCAGAACTTAATTATCTTTATAATTTGGCAGATGTAACAATCAATGTGGCTTCTAACGAAGGATTTGGATTAGCAACTGCGGAATCGGTAATGGCTGGAACTCCAATCATTGTAACGGTAACAGGTGGATTACAAGACCAATGTGGATTTAGAGAAAAAGGTAATGGTAAACTATTAACTGCAGAAGATTATGTGGAGATTGGCTCATTACATGATAAGTATAAAAAAAATACACACGTTTGGGGAGATTGGGTAAGACCAATTTGGCCAGTCCGTTCAACAACAGGTTCAGTTCCTACTCCATATATTTTTGATGATAGGATTGATTTCCAGGATGTATCTCCTTTAATTATGGAATTCTATCAAATGGGTAGAGAGGAAAGAAAAGCAGCGGGATTGAAAGGTAGAAAACATTTTTTAGGAGAGGGTAAATTAAGTAAAGAAGCAATGTGTGATGCATTGGTAGAAGGTATGGAAGGTGCATTTGCAAATTGGAAACCAAAACAAAAATTTAAGTTAATAGAGTTATAATATGAAACCAACATTAGTATTTCAAGCACCAATTGCAACGAGAAGTGGATATGGTGACCACGC